ATTTATATGTACGTTCCACGGACCCTGCCTAATACTGGATGGCAGCGTATTGTCGTCGCATGGAAGAAATTTGGGGTGGTCCTCCGAGAACCTTGTTGACCAACATGCCGGCTGCGTGTTTTCCGGCGTTCAATGCAAACGTGCTCCAACCGGGCATGTTTGAATCTAAGAAAGAGAGTACTTTGTTGGTGTAAGGTTCAACGGAAGTTTGTTGCACCCGAGGTTCAACATATCCTTTCCCAACCTGAGGTCGCCATTCAATGTTCTGAATGATCTCAAAGGCTAATTGATTGGAAGGAACACCTATCCAAGCAAAGCCGATGTACGTGGGAGCTTCGTGTTTAAGGAATTCCGGGACTTCAGTGGGCCTAGACCCGTTATGGGACAGAGACCCTATAGAAGAATCACGGAAATTGGCCGACGCGCTGTCAGGCCTGTAAGTCACCTCCATGGCATCCATGGAGATTCGTTCAGCCCGCGTAGCGAGGGACATGAGTTGGTTTACTGAGGGTTTGTCGTTAGTGAGAATGGCAGCTGGGATGTTATCCAGCACAACGAACCTGCCGCGACATTCGCTCGTGTTACCAGTATAGGTCATACGAACGCAAGATGAGACGGTTCTGAAATCCTGGACTGTTCCGCTGCGAATGAACTCTGAGGCTCCAACCACGAATGAGTGACCGCCATAGACTGGTGGCCACGAAAGGTCACCCCCGAGAGGGTGTTCCGCAGTGTTAGTGATTTGGGTTGATGGGTTGGCCGCCATGTAAAATACATTGTTCGTGGCCGTAGTGCCTGATACACTGGGGTTGCCACCAGCATAAGTTGGGCACCACAGAAAATACCCATACTCCAGAGTTTCTCCGACAGTTATGGTAGTCTTGTACCTAGAAAGAATACCTTCAGTAGTTCCATAGAAACCTGGCACCAAAGTTGATTCGCAAGGGTCCGCCACCATCCGTGCCATTGCCAGCATGGTGTTGTCTACCCTGGGTTTCCTTTGTTTATTTGGTTTATTAGATGCCTTCTGTTTCTTTTTACCACTCTTGATTTGTTTCTTAACCATTGTAGAATTGTTGAATTGTTTGTTAGTTGAATTAGGTTGTAAATTCTTGTGTAAAACGCTATGTTTTGGTCCGGCCGGATTTCGTAACCCGCGTGATAACATTTTGAACACTTGCATGATATTGGTTCTCAGACCGTATGAGTTGACCAACAAATGTATGCCTAGTGCTATAACGGGCCCTAGAACGGTGGATGCAATTAAATACGCTATGTGCATAAAGACATTACACAAGTCTTGGTAATAAAGTCCTTCAACCACTGATAAGATAAAAGTAGTGGTTATAGGTGCAAGATGCCTAAAGGCTTCTTCCACCACGGGGGACAACCAAAATGTGAGCGTTTGCATTCTGGGTTCCGCATCATGTGTGATAAGGTGCTCTGCGTCGTTGGGTGGTCCCCAATCATGTCGAATCAACACGCTAGAAGCGTGCGAACTCAACTTGACTGGGAACCCTCCTTGCAGTTCCTGTTCCAGAGACATGATATCGTGTTCTGTTATACCGTACCGCGAGGCGAAATAATCCCATGTTTCCTGATTGGCTGATACAGTTTCCGAGGAATACTCATTGAATTCCTCATACAAAGCCTCTACTTTGTTGTACCATCTTTTATATATGGGATTGTTGTATAGCGCACGCATCCCTGGTAACGAACCCAGGGATTTTTCCATACCTTTTAATATGGAAGCGAACTGTTGTTCCATTTCTGCTTCACTGTATTCCATGTGTTTGCACCAGAATGTTTTAGCTAACAACTTGCCTGGTTTCGGGACCAGCACGGTCCCTTCATTAAATGGCACAAATATGGATGAGCAGAATTCTACCTCGTATTCATCAACTTCCCTCAATTTGGCTTGTAAGCCATTCGCGGCATACAGCTTAGCAGTCGCCTCGACGTCAATCGCTTCTTTCAAATACATAACACTGTCGTCTCCTTTCACCATCAAACCCATCAAGTTGTCTCCGTATATATGTAATGATGTGTTGATAGTAATTAGCGAGTTTCCGAGCAATGTCATGGATCGTCCTGAACATCTGATGCTTTTCATGATGACTTTGAACCCATTTCTGTTGGCTACTTTAATAGCTTGGGTGTCAAGCAATTCTCTACTCACGACTATTTCAGGGACGCCACACATCAGCAAAAATTCTGCTAACATATGCAGGCATTCGTCCCTCTGCGAGGAGTCAAACGCCGAAAAGTCTGAGTCGTAGATCAGGTACGACTTATAATCCTCGTGGAACTTGCCGATCTCGAAGCTGTCTCCGTGTAACGGGAACAACACGTTTTCGGGCAACAACTCTGCGAGTAATTCTGCTATCATAATAATCCACCTGCCAGTGGAGTAATTAAACTCCACTCTCCCAGACACGACGGGTCGTGGATATTTAGGCTCCGAATAGGCCTCGAATTTGCAGAAACTTTGCGAGTCGTTAAAATCAGTTCCAAGCGGTTCATTGAAATTTGAAATATATTGATGACGGAGTTTCTCTTGTTTCTTTGGGGGAAACCTGGAAACCCATTCTTCAAAATCCATCGGAGTCAGAGCTCCTGAAATCTCCCGCGCAATGCGTTGGAGCATAGGGTGCAACTTATACGAGTAAATTCCCGGAGGCAATTTGTAAAGAAGCTTGTTCTTTATGCAAGACACACTATTGTGGCTGCATTTGCGGGGAAAATACGGTGGGTACTCAGGGTGAAAAACCATGGCCTTAGCAGCCGGTTTAGCTTCACATTCTAAGTCAAAATCATCAGGCAGTCTAATGCTCACAAGTTTCGTCTTGTCGACCTCCTTGTCAGGCATTTGGCAGCAATAGTCGTAAACCATCGCTTTCACGGTCCAAATGAAATTGGCTTGATGAATGGGCAACTTAAGCCGTCGGCAATTGTATTTCCGCATGTATTGGTCAAAATTGGAAGCTATAGTCAAACTAAGCCCCATCAAAATGACCCAAGATGTTACCTCATAGTGTACTGCGGTGAAATAAGCAAAATAGCCTAGACCCTGTAAGAATGTGACGCCGAAGATGCGAATCATAAACAATGAAATCCACAAGAACAGAACGATTGCTACCCGCAAGTAATCATACTCAGCGATTGACAAAGTCAGCCTCTCCAGCCTTTTCACTGCTGTTTCGTGCAAACTCTTCTGCACCGGGGCTAATACCGTCTCCTGTCTTGCGTACTCTTGTGACGCGTATTCAATCAATTTCTTGATATCGCACTTCTTGGCTTTCCCTTTCCTGTGCACCTTCCCTAAGAATATAGAATAGGATTTTGAAGTAATAGGGCTTCCATAATCGATAGATTCGTTAATAATGGAATCATAACTCTCTGTGGAATTTACGTCCTCTTTTACCTCGATAATTGGTTTTGGCGCTGGAGCTTCCTGGGTTTTTTCTGCTGGGGCAGGGGGTTGAGGGGGCGCTTTCAAAACGCTCTTTGTGGCTACAAATCTCATGACGATTATATCACCAAATCTTCTGGCGTAATCCCATTCTAACGTTCCATTGTCGTCAGAATAATGCCC